TACCCAGCCAACGATCTCCATTCCAACAAACGGAAAATGCCCTTCGCAATTTGGGTCATTGGAGGTGAAATAATCGGTGGAGTTGTCGTTGGAGAAGCAGCTGTACAGGGGAATTGTATCGCCCCACGGCATATACGCCATGAATCCGACTGTGCCTTCAACCCGCCAACCGAGCTTCTGCCAATTGGAAGGCATCCCGTGCGTGGAGATCCGGTCCGTGATCTGCGGATTGTACAAGCGCACAAGCTCCACCATCTGAGCACCTGGCGGGAACGCCGACATTGGCTGACTGACGTCAACGTTCGTGGGTATGGATTGAACATCCTGGGCCCCAACCGGGCCGGCAGACAGGCCCAAGACCCCCAAGGCCGCAACTTTCAATACAAGGCTCTTCATCGACGACTCCGTGTGATATCGCGAGCTCCTTGCTCGCCGGCGGAGGATAGCAACGCGAGCCACACCGATCTGAGACCGTCGGCACATTCAGACTCACACGCCACGCCACCCACGGCATTGAAACGCGCCTAGGCTCCTGGCGTCTGTAGCATAGCTGGCTGCGTCGCGGTCTCGTAGACTGCATCGGTCGCCGCCTTTATCATCGCCATCAACTTCCACCCGGGCTCGTGACTTTCCTCACCCGTCACCGGGTGGGTAATGATGTACGTCTTGACCAACAGGTCGCTGATCGTTGCCGGCGGGACTTCGAGGAACGTCCTCTCCAGCACAGTGCCGTCCGCCTGGGTGGTCAGCCGTTCGAAATGGAAGGTGACCGGTCCATCGTTGGTGTACGGGTTCCAGTCTATGGCGATGCGCGGCGCGATCGCTTCGACGCGGGTTCCGAAAGTAATGTTCTCGCTCAAGAGGGCCATCCTGTATCTCCAGTCAGTATCCGGCGACGTCGACGGTCATGATGTGCATCTGTGCACTTTCAGCGCGCGGCGCTGGCTTGCCGAAGAACGCGTAAGTCCCATCCCCTGCGGTGCCTTGGGCAACCGTGTATCCGTTACCATTCGAAGTAGCGACCCCGGCAAAGCAGGCCCACTGCCAGTCAGCGGTAGGCGAGGCCTGGGTTCCAGCCCATCGGAAGCCTGGCAAAGTAATGATTTGCGCGTAGGAAACCGGCCCCAAGTTGAAGTTCGCCGAAGGCGTCGCCCCTTGTAGCGTGCGAGCGTCCACCACCTTCATGTACCGGTTCTGCGAATCGAAAACCACACGCCCGTCGGCACCGAAAACCTGCAGGCCGAACCCCGGGCCTGATCGCGCGGGCGGCCGGTCGAAGACGAACACCTCGATCGTGTCACCGATCACCGCGCCTGGACCACCGTTGACGCTGATCCATCCAAACTCCCATCCACCCGCCACCGGACGCGCCCGGCTGACGGTAAATGGTTTGCTGCAGCGCGCGGCCACGATAGGACGGTCTCCCGCCACCGTCAGGAATGCCTGCCGACCGAAGCCTCCCGTGACAGGCCCACCCGCTTGCTGGAACGTGAGCATGTGTTTTGAGATGAAAGCGTAGTTGAAGAACTTCTCGTCAATGATGATGTTCTGGTTGTTGTTTACAAACTCAAAACCGGCAGGCATCAGTACGTTCCGAAGTAGAAGTGCGCGGCGCCACCCCACGCGACCGTGGTGCCGCTTATGGTGGGGACGGTGACGTTCTCTGGGTACATAAGCCCGTTCTGATTCAGTATCGGGATAACGAAGGGGATCCCCTGAGCGAGCGCTGGCTCCTGGAGGGACCCAGCACCCTGATTCACGTACCCCAAGAGCCGAGTCATGCGGCTAGTCAGGTCGACAGTGATGTTTCCATTTGCGTCCCAGCATTGAAGTCCGGTCGGCATCATGAACTCCACGTACCGAGGCGTAGACGGCGCACGTTGTTTTCGTCATAGCCAAGGAAGTGACCGTCGCTGTACTCCATGCGCCGGCCGCTTCCAGGCGACACGAAGCGCACCTTGTCGAACAGGAAATCAATCGTGCTCCGCTGCCCATTGTTCTCGGAACGGATGCCGGCAACGCGCCCGTTCGCATCGAGGGTCATGGTCCAGCTTGCCCGATACTGGGCAATGCCGTTCTCGTTGACCGTGGTACGTGCCTCAAGGGCTTGAGTGGCCTGCGCCAAACCCTTATCGCTTTGACCAGGCACCCATGGCGCAAACTGGCTCTGCGTGGCGGTGGCGAGACCGAGGTACGGCCGCACCAAGAACAGGTAGGAATTGAGGGGACTGGCCCCCGCAGCCGTGTTCTCCTTTACCACCACACATAGCGCCTTGGAGGCGCCGTCAGGGGCAATGCCGAATGCTCCTGCACGAATGTAGTTCCAAAGTTCCGAGCCCGGCCAACCATTCGGATCTATCCAAGGGCTCGCGTAGATCGCCAGATCCACGCCATAGTAGTTCTGGAATACAAGCTTTACCTGGAAGCGGCAGCGGTGGGTCAGCGCATGGACACTCGCTTCGCAGCGCTGGCCCGGGACCACCTGCACAGCATCTCCAATTTGCCATTCCGCGAACGGGTACTGCGTTCCTGCGCCTCGCCCTTGCTCCCTCGCGTACCAAGTATTCTCGTTGACCAACGTGTTCCCGGCAGAAAGGTTCAGCCCGAAATCGACAGCCTGCCCGCCCGGATTTTGCCGCTGGACCACGGTGCCGGGCCCGTTGAAGAATTGGGTGTTCGTCAGAAGGTTGTTGCTGGTGACGATAGACGAGCGCACGCTCGTGAGCGTTTGGGACGTCGCCTCGATCTGGCCTCCTTGCTGCTGCACAGTCGACTGGAGAGCGTTGACCGCATCGGTGCTCGCTTTGCCTGCGATCGCGGCGTTGGCAGCCTGGATCGCCTGCGAGTTGGCCGATACCCCCTGCTCCGTTTGCGTTACGCGGCCGGCCAACGCCGTCACCGACGATGTGCTGGCCTTGCCGGGGAGCGCGGCTGCCACTGCGCTGGCCTGCTCAGCAACCACCGACAACTCGTCTTCGGCCTGTTCGATTCGGGTCTGCTGGTTTGCAATGAGCAGCGCCTGCGCGCCCACGGCTTCCGCCAAGCTGTCGTACTCGCCGATCTTGCGCCAGTAAGTTGCGTTCGACGGCGGATTCCCGAGCGTCTCGACCAGAGCGTAATACAGGCCTCCTTGCCACTTCACAACCGCCCCCGAACCATACCCGACGGCTGGATCGTAGTCGGCCGCCGAGAGCGCCGCTTCCAAGCTGGCGATCTGGGCAGCCTGGCCCGCGAAGCCGGCCGCCATGTCCGCCGCCTGCTGGGCCTGTTCGGCGAACAGGTCGAGGATGTCCTGGACGGTTTGCGGCGGCTTGGCCACTACGATCGCGCCCTCGCCCGGCTTGCCACGCACGCTGGCCGTGATCTTGAACCACCACTCCTGCCCGCTGCCGTCGCTGTAGAGGTAGCGGGTTTCCACCACCCGGGCGATCTCCATCCACGGGCCCTCCGCCGTGGGCCCCCGCTCAATGATGTAGATGACCCCCTCTTGGTCAACGGCGTCCCATTCGATCAGGACGCCGTCCGCCACCGGGTTGGGCACCACGCCCTCCACCGGTGGCACGTCCGGCGAGACGTACACGATGGGGAACCAGGACGACCGTCTCACCGGCACCGGCGTGACGGACGGCAGCGCGCCCGCCCCGATCTCGATCAGGGTGATTTTCCGTGCTTGCATGAGGCTCCCTACTTCGCGTTCGTGGCGTTAAGTGACGACCGCAGCGCGCTGCTGCTGGTCACCGAGGCGGTCTTTCCGGTGGACGTGGCGATGGTGCTGAGAAGCGAGCGCACGTCCGTCAGAAGAGCGTTGGTTTCCTGCACCGCCGCGGTGGTCGCGGCCTGGGCCTTGTTGTCGACCACCAGGTCGAACACCGCCCGGCTGAAGTTGTCGGGCAACGCCTCAATGGTGTCCGCCAGCTGACCCATGCTGGTGCCGTCTTCGCGGTCGAGGTTGCCCACCTTCATCCCGTCGATCAGGCCCGTTACCTGGTCATACAGGGCGTTGTAGTCCTTGCCACTGGCGTACAGGTTGCGACCGAAGCCCAGAGCCGCCTGTGCGGCCGCCTGTGCCGCGCTCGAGTCCCCGCCGGACACTGCGCGCTCCAGTTCGCGCATGGTCGTCTGCAGCTTCTCCTGGTCGGTCAGCGGCGACAGGTCGCTCACCGACAGGCCGTAGGTCATCGCCTTCTTGTCGGCTTCGATCTGGGCCTGCAGCTTGCCCATGTTGGTGGCCCGCAGCGCCTCGATCTTGGCCAGGTCCTCAGCGCGCTCCCCGGACAGGCCCAGCGCCTTGGCGTAATCGTTCGCTGCCTTCACCTGTTGCCGATAGGTTCGCTCGATGGTCAGCGCTTGCGACTGGTAGCCGGTAAGGTCACCGGTGAGCAGCTGGGTGGAAACGTCCGCCATCAGGGAGGCGTAGTTTCCAAGCAGCCCGGTCACCTTCTCGATCTGGGTGGCCAAGTCCGTGCCGGCCACGCTGGCCAGGTCCTGGAAGTAATCAACAGCCTTGTTGACCTTGTCGATCTCCAACCCGTTCAGCGCGCGGCCCAGCTCGTCGGCGTTGCCTACCGCCAGCGCGATCGACGCACTCAGTGCGCCGAACACGTCCGACGCCTCGAAGTAATCGTCCAGCTGACCACCGAAGCCTGCGGCCTTCACGGCTTCCGTGAACAGCCGGTCCGTCATATCGCCGAGGTAGGCTGCCAGCTGCTCCTTGGCTTCGGCCGAATCGGCCGAGAGCGTCAACTTGCCCAGCGTGACCTTCACCCCTGCCAGCTGCTGCGACAGGTCAACGCCCAGCTGCTTGGCCAGGTCGGTGCTGGCGCCGCGCACCTGGCGCGCCGCCATATCGAAGGTGCGATCGATGTTCGGATCCAGCCCGGTGTACTGGGTCCATTTCTTGTCGCTCCGGAACAGGCCACCCTTGGCCTTGATGTCCGCATAGCTCTGCCCTTCAAACCCGCCGAACCCGTAGCTGCCCGTCAGGCCCTGGCCGGTGATCTTGGGGGCGCTGCGCCCGAACAGCTTGGCGTGGATGCTCGAGCCGGACAGGATCGAGGCGGTCTTGTCGTTGAAGCCAAGCCCACGGAAGCCCTTATCGGCCAGGCCGACCGCGCCGGCGGTTGCAATCTTGCCGGCCCAGCTCTCTCCATTGGCGATGTCCCAACCCTGATCGAACAGCTCGGCGTTCTTCATCATGCCGGCGACGATCCAGCCGATGATCGGGACCGCCGCAGCCATCGACGAGCTGGCCGCGCCGGCGCCGGCAGCGGCGGACGATCCACCAGCCGCCGCAGCACCGCCACCGGTCAGCGCCGCCACGTTGTTACCGAAGCCCATCAGCGTGCCTGCGCTGGCGCCACTGCTTGCCGCGCCCGCCCCCGCGCCGAAGAGCCCCTGCCCCTTCGACAGCAGGCCGGCGATGTTTCCAAGGTTCTGCCCACCGCCGGCGGTCCCGTTGCCGCCGAACAGGCCCATCAGACTGTCCATGCTGAAGCCGCCACCCTGGCTGCCCCAGTTGCTGATCCCCTCCATGACCTTCGCTTGGATCGGAATCACCAGCTTCTGCTGCAGCAGCTCTCGGGCGATGTCGCGCAGGCCCTGCTTGGCCACGTCCTTCATGTCGTCCCAGAGGTTGTCGAAGTCGCGCAACCCGCTTGCCGCGAAGTCAGCGAGGGCATCAGCAGCCCCATCGACGCCGTGCATCACCACGTCGGCCCACGCCTCCAAGTTGGCCGCTGCCTCCTCCACCTGGATGGACATGGCCGCAGCCGCGTCGGCGGCGGCCAGCATGGAACGTTCGTACTCCTCATAGCTCGCCGCGCCCTTCGCCAAAGCGAGCGCCTCCTTGCTGCCCGCTGCTTCGACCGCTTTCTGCAGCTCCAGGCGCATGTCCCGCTCGTTCATCAGCTGGCGCCGATAGAGCTCGCGGGCGCGGCCGATCTTGCCCAGCATGGCCAACTCGCCATCCATAGTGGCGATTAGCGATTCAGGTCCTGCCATAGCGGCGTCGACCTCGGCAGCCACCTTGGCGTACTCGGTGGCGCTTTGCGCCATCAGTACGTTAGCGTCAGCTTGGGCAATGTTTCCTTCCCCCAGCAGGCCGTTGTACTCGGACATGTTGCCCAGGTGCTTCGCCATGGCCGCTGCCAGAGGGCCGCTCATTGCGCCGGCGGCCTCCTCCGCCTGTTGATGAAAGCGGTCTATGGATTCACGCTGCCGCTTGAGCGCCTCAGCCGCTTGCTTCGCTTCACCTGCCGCCTTGTCGCGCTCCGCCTTGCCAATGTTCCCAGTGGGCCGGTAGGGCACAGTGTTTGACTTAAGCGCTTCCTCCGGCAAATTCTGGCCGGCGTCAATCAGGACTGCCTGGGGCTTGTACCGCCTTGTCAGCTCACGTTGGATGCGGCGGCGTTCGTCCTCGAGCCGCTTTGCTTCTGCATCTCGCTTCTCCGACGGACTTTCGACGGCGAGCAGCAACTTGCGCCGAGCGTTGAGCGAGCCCAATTGCTCGTTGAGGGCGTCTTCCGAGGCAGCCCCAAGGGCACTGGGCGTTGCACCCTCAAGTCGATGCAGCTCAGCGAACCGGTCGATGAGGTTCACAATTTGGACAGCGCCGTTCGCCATCTCGCCCGTCAGCTGGGCGGTCCAGCGCGTGACACTTGCGAAGGCGTTGCGCGTTTGATCGGAGCCCATGACTTCAGTCAAGCTCTGTAGTTCGGGCAACAGCTCCTCGGCAACACTGTTCTTGAGGCCCTGCATCGCCAGGTCGGCCTGCACCGACATTTCCCGAAGCCGTTGCGTGGCCTTCGTGGTCTTGCCGTCAATAATCGCGCCAACGGACTCGGCCGCGTCGCCCCACTGCTTCAACCCGGCGCTATTGTTGCGTAGCAGCGGAATCAATGCCGATGCATCACTCGCAATGGCCTCCATGTAGAAGGTCATTTCAGTCTGCGAAAGGTTCGCCCGCTCCAGGCTCTTGAAATACAGCCCAAGCGCGTCTGGGCCGGAGAGCTTTCGCATCTGCTCGGCGGTCACCCCCGTCCTCTTCGCGATGTTCTCGAAGAAGTCAGCCATGGCGCCGCCGCCGGTCTGGATGTAGTCGCCGATCTTGTCCTGCACGTCCTTGAAGATGTCGGCCAACTTTTCGTGAGAAACGCCGACGACCTGGGCGCCCGCTGCCCAGCGTTGGAACATCTGAGACGTGGTGCCCGAAAGAGCGGACATGCGGTCGTACTCGACGCTCAGTGCTGCCACTTGTCGGGTCCACTGCACGACAGCGGTGCTGCCGGCCGCCAACCCCGCCGAGATCGCGACGCCAATCGCCGTACCGGCCTTCTTCGCCGTCGCCTGCATGCCCAGCATGCTCTGTTCGAACTGGCGCGCAGACTTGCCGGCATCCTTTACGAAGGAGCCCGTCTTCATAAGCAGGTCGACGGTGAGCGTGTAAAGGGACATGAAGGCTCCAGAAAAAAAAGCCCCGCTATGAGCGGGGCTTGTGGTGGGCTATTAGGTGCTACTCGAGCCGATTAAGAAGCTGGGAATGATGCCTCTCAGCCTGCACGACCCTTGCCAGGGCAGCCAGGAATATCCCGAAGGCGATCACCCCGACACCCATGGTCGCTTGGGTGAGCATCAATGCGCCGGCGATGGCGGTCAGTATTGCGATGACAATCAGAGCTATGTGCATGAACCCTCCATTGGCACTGGAGGACCCATATTGCCAGTCATCTGCTCTCAGGCTGGGATTTCTTCGAACTCGAGGTAACCCGTGAAATATTGCCTGCTCACGTTCTCCGCGCTCGGCAGCTGTGTCGCGTAGCCATAAAGCGCAGCGCGGGCGGCCAGCACCGGATCGAAGGCCTTGGTGCGCATATCCCGGTACTGCGGCACCAGACACGCTCGCTGGCGTCCGGCCATCGCCTGGGCTACGGTCTCCCAGTCAGCCCCGGCTAGTCCGCCCTTTCGAACCACCTCTGTGGCCCTAGCACTCATCGTAGCCGTCAGGCGGCGATAGGTGGCGCCGGCAACCGTGTTGACCTGGCCGCCCTTCGTGCGGGTGTGCATGCTGGTGTCGATCGGCGCCACGGCCCAGCCGTCGCTGATCCCGACGTCCATGGCACGGAAGATGGCCACCTCCCCAACTTCCACGTTTGCGACCTGCGTGTCGATCTGCACTGCGATGCTGGGCGTGGGCCCGCCTGCCTGCGGGAACAGCCAGGCGCACACAGTGCCGTCCGGGAGCCGCATCGTGGTGGCGGTGGCGCCGGCGGCGCTGACCTGGACCCCGGGCGGGACGTTGAGGCCTAGGACGGCCACGATGCCGGGCACGATGGCCTCGGCCAGGACGATGTTGATGGACAGCGCACCGGTGCGGCTGATGCGGCTGCGGCGACGTGGCTTGCCATCGAACAAGGCGGCGCCGGAATCGGCCGTCAACCAGGTGCCGCCGACCAACGAAACCGACTGAACCGCCGGCATTCCATACCCGATCAGCACCGGATCACCCCCACACCGTCAGCACCACGTCCCCCGTGGCAGGGTTGCGCTCTACGCGCCGGACCAGCACCCGCTTACCGCCGGTAAGGCCATACCGCCCGTAGGTGATCCGGCCGATCTGGCCGGGCTGCGGCGCCAGCTCTTGGTCGCCGCGCACGCTGACCCGGTAGAAGAACCGCTGCTCGCGGTAGATGGCCACCACCCGGTCGATCTCGGCCTGGGCATCCGCTGCGCGCCAGAACAGGCCGATGATTGGGTCTGCGGCGTCCGCCCGGCGATAGTGCGGGTGGAGCGTCCCGGCTCCGTACACCTGGGCGCGGAACAGGCCCGAAAGCTCATCCCGGCGCCACTGGGGGACGTCCACCACATCCGTCACGAGATCGGACGCGGCCAGCGCCTGGGCATTCGGACGGTAGGCCATACGGCGGGTCAGGTTCGGCGCATCGTCGGGTACGCAGAGCAGGTCCTCGGCTAGGTCGTCTTCCAGCAGGTCGAAGGCCGGTGCACCGCCGTAACTCTCCGGCGCGACGACGCGGGTAAACCGCAGGGCCCCATTCGGATCCTGGTAGCACGCGGCGCTGTAGCTGGGCAGGATTGCGTTAATCGCGTCCCGGCCGGTGATCGCGTTACCGGCGTAGTACCCGATGCCGGCGTAGCCGGCCGCGGCGTCGATCACAGCGCAGTCTGTCGCCACCCAGGCTGACTTCTCCAGCCGGCCCATGACGTCAGCCATCGCCTGCTGCAGCGTGGCGGGCTGCTGCCCCGGACCTACGCTGGACAGGTCCGCTACCACCGGCGTCACCGGAGGCGACTTCATGATCAGCTGCTGACCGTCGGGCGAGACGCTGTAAGTGCCAGGCTCCATCGGGTCACCGCGATCCATCACCACGTCGGCGAAGACCGGGCCATCGGCCACGAACATAGCCGTGGCGTCGGAATTGGCCCCCATGGCCGGTACGCTGGCCACCGCGCCGATCACAACCGGCTGCGGCTTCCATGCCAGGCCGGGGATGTTGGGGAGAAACACGCCGCGGTTGATGGTGCCGTCGAGGTCGTCGTGTGCGTCCTTGAAGTGCAGCGTCTTGCTGCCATCGTCGTTGACCTCGACCCGGTCCACGGAAAAGCGGAAGACGGGCACGGTGTCGTTGAGCATGCCCGCCTCGAAACCCATGCGAATCTGCACGGGCAGGCCTGACACGCCGCGCTGCGCCAGCTCGTCCAGCCGGCCCTCGGCATCCAACACCATGCACTCGGCGGCGCTGGTCTGACTCACCGGTTCCCCGCCCCACGGCCAGAAATTGATCTCGCTGACCAGGTTGATGCCCTCGGCCAGCACGCCTTCGAAGCGGGCATTGCTGGGGGTGTCGCCGGGCGCGGTCAGCCAGTCTACGTCGGAAAGCCGGACGACCTCTGCCGCCGGCTCCGCCAAGCCCCAGCCTGCCGCAGCGGCCGGGCTGCGCGCGCCCCACTGGCCAGCATTCACGGCCATATTCAGGCCGCCGGCCTCAGTCGCTGCGAGTGCAGCGGCAAAGAACAGCGGCCCGGCCATGACGAAGTCGCGCTGGTGGACCAGGTCCCCGTTGCGATACAGCGTGAGTCGGTTCGGGCTGCCGATCTCCACCAGCAGCCCAGCGGTGTCGCCGCGGCCCACGAACGGGAGACCAACAGCTGCGGCGCTGCCGTTGATCACCAGGCGACCGGCGGCCAGGTTCCAGCCCAGACCGCCGGCTGTGGCGCCGGGATAGGCGTCCAGCGGCGCCGAGCCGGTCACGAAGCCAACCACGGCCGCCATCTCGTCCTCTCCCCACACAGCGAACTCAACCCCGACCGTGCCTTCAGTCTGGGCGATGTCCGAGCGGGCCATGCGGTTTACGTCGGCGGCCGCTGTCGTGGCCAGTGTGAGCCCGCCATCGCGGGCGGCCAGCAACGGGCCAATGGGTGCCGCAGCGAAGCGACCGAAAGTTTCAGCCATGTGGCCTCACAGAGAATCGAACCAGTCCTGGGCCTCGTCCTCGTCGGAGCGGGGCAGCAGGGAATCGAGGAAATGCTTCATGCTTCGCTTGGTGCCGCCCTGGCTGTGCGCGGCGGTGATGTACGCCATGAAGGCAGCGGGCTTGATATGCAGGCTGACCGGGTCGATGGGGTTCCGCTTGTGAAATTCCCACCACCACAGGAACTCGCGCCGCGTCATCACGGCGCGCAGCTCCCCGACGGACCGGTGCAGGTGCCCGGCGAGGACGTGCCAGAACCAGTCCTCGCCATGCTGCCTTAGTCGTTTCCCGCCTCTTCCTGGATCACCTCGGCAGCCTCACCGAAGCCGGCGTGCTTGAGGGCGATCTGCTGGAAGCTTGCCGCCACGCGCGGCTTCAGCTGGCCGGCCTGCTTCTCGGTCATGACCGTGCGGCCATCCTCGTCACAGATGGTGGCGGCGATCAGCTTGGCGCGGTCGCCATCGGACCACAGCTTGCGGAACTCAGCATCGGGCAGCGCGCGCACGTGGAACTGCGCGGTGACGCCGGGCTCCAGCTCGATGGTGTCGGGCTGCACGTCCTTGGGCGCGAACATGCCCAGGGTCTGGAAGGTCTGCAGGAGGGACAGCGTGACTGCGTCTTGCGCGGTCACCGGGTTTTCGTTGGTCTTGCTCATTGGCCGTTTCCTGATATGGCGGCAGAGCGCGCGGGCCGCGCACGGCTAACACGCGGAGGATCCACGCGCTCTGCCAAAGAGAAGGCCCACCGAAGCGGGCCAGGAGCCGTTACCGGGCGTTACGGGGTCGGGCGGTGCGTGGTCACAGCGCCGGAGCCACGGATGGTCATCGTGGCCTTCCACACGTCGTTGTCGGCCACGTTCACCGCGAAGTTCTGCACGAACCCACGGAATTGCTTGGACACCACCGTCGTGGGCGGGGTGATCACGCCATCGACCGCGACCGGCAGCGGTACGCCGGCGGTTTCGGACAGAGGCGCGGTGACCAGGAAGTCCACGACTTCGCCGGTGCGGTGCAGCTCTTCCAGCGCTTCATGGTCATCGGGGTCGTAGATCACCTCGATCGTGGTGCTGCCGGTGGCCTTGCGGCCAGCCACGAACTGATCCCAGTCATCGTCGAAGTCGGAGATGTCGATCTCCGAGGCCTGGCCATCGGGGAAACCGACGGAGCGGACGCGGGTCACCTTGATGACCTCTGCCGCGGCGACGGCGATGAACAGCTGGGTGTGCTTGGACTTCAAGACGGGCATTGCGTTGTCTCCTGGAATGGAGCCCGGTCGCCGGGCAAAAAAAA